GGTGCTTCAAAGAGAAGACACCGCCGCCACTGTTCATAGAACTTCGCCCCGCCGCCACGGACTACCTGATCGGCGGAGAGTGCCAGCAGTTCCTTATTTACCTCATGTGCCGCCGAGAAATCCTCGGTTTCCCACTCCCGGCATAGAGAAAAAAGGTCACTGTACGCCCCGTTATCTCCCGGTCGCCGGTCGATCACAGCTCGAATAGAGCCGGAGAGTTTTTCATAATTCATGTGCATTTCCTTTCCAGATAAAAAGAGGGACTACCTCTTTCGAGATAGCCCCTCGGCTGTCCTTCCGTCTTTACGGAAGTCTTATTTCTGGTCGAGCCGGTTGTAAACAACCGTGCGCCCTTCCGACCCTTTCTTGTCCTGCACCCAAACGATCAAATGCACCTGTCCGTCTTCGTCCACGTCGATCAGGAATTGACCGTAAGCGTAGTTCTCTGTCTTGTACTGCCTGCCCTCACGCCATTCACCGCAGTAAACAGGCTTGTATTCAATATCCTTGCCGACATACTTCGTAAAGATCGTCTGAATTTGCTCCCATTCAGCGTCCGTCAGTTCAGTAGAAAGTGATGTGTCGGGGTTTTCGGGAGGGGTGCTGTCCGTATCCGTTTCCGGCTCGTAGACAGCCGACATGATGCTGAGAAACACGATCACAGCAGCGATCCAAATCCAGCGTCTTTTCTTCTTCGGCTTCATATTCACCCAGCCTTTCTTGCCCGGTCATACCATGTAGAGCGGCTGATACCAAGCTCCCGGCAGCAGTCCGCTACGGTAATAAGACCGTCTTTTTGTTTTTGAGCGAGTTTTTCAAACTGCTCGTTGTCAATTTCTTTTAATTTGCGACCTTCCCGCCAGTCAGGGTCATGTTCACGCTTCATGGCCTTACCCATGCTGGTTCTTTCAACGATCATATCTCGCTCGTACTCGGCAAACGCAAGCATGACTGTCACCATAACTTTTCCCATTGGCGTATTGTCCGCAACGCCCATGTTGAGAATGTTGACCTTGATACCTCGTTCCACCAAGTCACGAACCAACATGACTCCTTCGGGAGCAGTACGGGCAAAGCGGTCGAGCTTGCACACCACCAATTCGTCACCGGGTTCCAGCTTGGAGAGAACTTCGTTAAACTTTGGCCTGTCGATCTTCGTGCCAGTGTAGGTATCCAGTAGGATATGCTCTTGGTCAATACCCTGCGCCAGCAGCCTTTCAAGCTGATCTTCAAGCGACATACCATAGAGCCGTTGTCCTTTAGAACTAACTCGACCATATCCCCATCTCATAACTCTTTCTCCCCGTCCAAAACATATCCGTCATCACCGTCAAGAGGTTCAATGACGATTTGAGCGTCCAAAGACTCCAACCAGCGAATGAGTGTGCCAACTTGCATGGTCATTCCACTATTACGGGAAAGAGGACGAGCGACACTCCCTTGATTGGTATAGCCTATTTTATTGGCTAAGTCATCTTGGGTCAATCCCTGCTTCGTAGACAGCAGATAGACAATTTTTTTTACTGTCATGTCGTTCTCCTTTCCATAATAGCTTACGAGCTATTGAGTTATATAACTTTCTCTTAGTACGCGCATATATAGAGAGTTTATGCACTCTAATAGCTTACAAGCTATAATCTACCTTGCGAGCCTTAAAAGCGGTGTACCATTTCTCGTATTTCTTGATTTCCTTGCTGAGAAGGGTGAAGTTGCCGTTACAGATAACATCGAGTTTACTCTTGTACTCACCGAGAGGGAGTTCAGCTCTCTGTTTCCACAATTCTCTAAGCTGTGCGTCTTGGGCAAGCTGTTCCAGAGCTTTCTTAGATTTTAAGTCAACGGCGGCTTCTCTGAGAAATGTCGGGTTCTCGCTCTGACGCTTCACAAGAAGGTCGATAAGCTCCTGATCGGGAAGTACGGAATAGAAACCGGTACGAGCAACGGACTCAGCCATGTCGTAAAGTGCTTCCATAACCATATCGGCTTTCGGTTGCTTACTCCAACGACAAATCTCCATAACGCCCTTGAAATTATAAACGGTAGTGTCATAGCTTTTTCCATCAGTGCAAATCAAATTGATTTGGACTGATTTATCCGAAAACCGCTCTTTGTGACGATTGTGGATATTCGCTATGGACTGCCGGGGGTCAGCGTAACCAAGAACCGAACCGATTTCATCACGGGTGAACCATGCTTCTTTCTTGCCGTAATACCCATTAACGAGGGCATCATTGATGGTACGGGTTTCAATCAGCTTTAATGTGTCATTCAACTTCAAAACCTCCTTCCGATAGACGGGTTTTTCTGGGAACTGCCACAATTTTGTAATCAAGCATTTTGAGCATTTCGTTGAACTTCTTAACGGTCATGTTGTTAGTCTTTTTGGGGTTGAGTCTGTCCCAAAGGGCAGCTTGTGTCAAATTGAGTTTAGCTGCCATTTCAGCGTTGCTTACCCCTTGTGCTTGCATGAGATTGTTTACAATTTCTTTGGAAGTCATAATTATCACCTCTGAGAAAATGATAGCATTAAAGTTTTAACTTGTCAAGATATTTCTTGAAATTGACCTTTTTATTTTTTGCGGGTATTTTTCAGCTCACCCCGCCCTCGCTGCCGCTGGTATATCCCCCGCCCCCCGTCACCCATTCACGCCGCTTAAATCAGGCCGAAAAACGCAAAAATAACCGCCCCGGAATAGCACCGGGGCGGCGTTCACTTATTCAATTTCAATATTTCAATCAGGATTTGCACCGGCAGCAAAAGCAACAAAAGAATTAAATACACGCTTTCACCGCCTTTCAACCCACGCACACCCAAACAAAAGCGGGATTATATTTGCGGCCTTTATAGGGCTTTACCGTGATATTACAAAAGCAATTTGCAACCCCTTGCGCCCATGTTTCATAGCGTATAAACGCTTGTACTGTGTCAGGGGATACAAGATAGCAGCTTGCGCCGCCGTGCTTTTTCCTTGCATATACCATGCTTTACACCCCCGTTAAAATACCGTATCAACAACGGTTAGAATTGTTATCCATAGATCAATATATTGTGTGCTGTATCCGGTATAATCGCCCTTGTCAAACTCTGTTTTGCCCGTGATAACATAGCCAACTTGTTTTGCGCCCCCGTCTGATAGATCAACGAACATTTCCGACTTGTTTTTAATGGCATTTTTAGAAATGTTGATACAATGCTTTTCTTCCACCCGTTCCCGGTAAATTTCAAGCGCATTTTCCACGCTATTCGCATCTATGCGCATATCCGAAACAATACCGCTGTCAATATACCACTTTTTATTGTTGTATTCTTTCATTGTTGCCGTTGTTTTGAAAATGTAATTCATAATTAAACCCCCATTCTGATACATTCATCAAGCGGAATTTTATACCCATGCACCCGGAAAAACGCCTCCCCTTTCCGGGTATACTGTATCTTGCACCGGTGGAACGCTTTACCGCCGCCCCACGCCCCAGAAACACAATAAACAAAATCGTCAATGCCGTATTCAATGCCTTTAATTTCAAGTCCATTCAGGCCGCTATAATAGGCGATACTTTCCCGGCTTTCGCAATACTGTCTTTTATTCATGATTGCAAACCCCCTTTATAAAATTCCTTGCAAGGCTTTTCAGGCTTTCCCGCTGCTGTTCATAGGAAAGGCTATAATCATAGCGGATTTTTTCGGCCTGTTCTTCCACAGCTTTTACCTGTTCATAAGTGGGGCGGATATTTCCGAAAGGGGCATACCCGGTTACAATGGCAACCCCGCCGCCCATATCGTAAATATCAGCCGCCCACCCTTCCCGGCGTTGTGTATAGGCAACCGGGCTTTCATAATTCAAAAGATACTGTAAACTACAATAGGAAACGCAAATAATTGTGGAATAACCGGCCTTTACTGCCTTTTGCGTTGTCTTGAATTTCATGTGATACACCCCTTTCAATAATTCACGCTGTTAGCTGCACGGCGTTTATACATGGCTTTCAAACTTTCGGCGGGGGTCATATCCGCCGCTTTCGGCTTTTCCATTTCTACCGGCTGCATATCCCACCACAATTTCCCGCCGCCGTTCATATCATAGAATGAAAGAAAACTATTTACATGGCGCATTGTAGTAGCAGAATAACCGCCCCACATACGAACGAACCGCCCCGCCGCCGTGATACGACAAACAAAAGTATTATAGGACTGCAAAATCTTTTCGCCGTTGTCCCTTTCAATAACTTTTGCTTTTCCGTAAAAACTTTTTGCCCGGTCATAACCGCAAACGGGTAAATCAAAAATCTTTTTCATGATGCAAGCTCCTTTCTCATTCCCGCACAAGCTGTTTTTCTAATGTAATCTCGAAATCTCCGCCCCGGCTTTCAATTTCGCAAATCTTACAATCTTTGATAGCATCAAAGAGAACGGAACCGGGAACGGCGGAAAGAGAACTTCCGAAATCATTCAAATAAATGCGCCCCGCTGCTACTTCTGAAAACTGTTTAACTGTCATTGTAAAAACCCCTTTCAATTTCAAGTTTTAACTTGATGATTGGAGTATATCAAGTTTTAACTTGAATGTCAATAGAGTTTCTAAAAATAATTCAAGTTTTTTCTTGATGCTTTCCACCGTCCGAAAACTTAAAAGAAAATGTACTATACATATAAAAGGCGAAAAACGCCGCCCCGATCAGGCCGGAACCCCGGCAGCGCCCACGCCGCCCCGGTGGAACTCGCCGCCGATCAGCCGGGGAAAGGAAAAGCCGCCGACCCCGTAGTGAGATCGGCAGCTCTGTCATAGTCGCAGACCCTCGCCGGAAAGTCGTAAAGTCGTTCAGGCGAAAGTCGTGAAAGTCGTGGGAAAGTCGCAAAGTCGCTCGGCATAGTCGTAAGCCATAGTCGCAAAAGTCGAGAAAGTCGCTCAGTCCTCCGAGTCATAGTCGCTGGACGCACCCACTACATCTTCGAGATACTTCTTCTCCAAGTCCTCGGCGGGAACCTGATCTCCGAGCTGCTGGTTGGGTGTCAACACGACCTCCTGCTTGTCCGCATAGCCGAAATGGTTCTTCATGAGGAAGATCGCTGTGACAGGGTTGACCTTTCCGTTCTGTGCGTAATCTTCCATCTGTGCGTTCAAAAATTGATACGCTTTTTTTATAAAGTCACGGCTTGCGGGGGGTAAATAGTCGCTGTCGATACCATTAGCCCATGCCCACAATGTTTTCCTGTGTACTCCGAAAGCTAATGCCATTCCTGCAACGCTTGGCTTCATATCGTCCTCAGCGCAGATTTCAAGATACTGACCAATGCGTTCCTTAACCTGTGCAGGCTCCTTCATGTCAGGTGTCTCCCAATCCCACATTTTCAACGAGTGGGCAATATACTTTCGATTTTCACCCGGTTCCATGTGAACGCTCAGAGCGTCAGTTCTGTCAGGCCGCTTATTGCCACCAGTACCCTTCGGTCTACCACGACCCCGCTTTTCTACAATTTCATCTGCCATAGTCGTTTTCTCCTTTCAAAGTCGCCAAGGTGATAAAGGTGAGTAATCGGGTGCATTTCCCTATAACTATTTCTATATACGCGCGTATAAGAGAGAGTTATAGGCATTTATGCCCGATTACTCACCTAACTCACCTAAAATACGAAAAACAATTTTTCAAAACACGCCAATTTGAAAAAAGTCTTTGCAAAAACACTCACCTTTATCACCTTTGTCACCTAACTACCAGTCGGCGTTGATGACCACTTTATTTCCGTGGGCGAGTGCTTCCGTCACAATCCACTCCACGCCGTCCCAGTTGTAGACCTCTTTCTTCACGGCGTAGTCTGCAAGTTGCTTTGCCTGCTCGTTGTCAAGAACCATGTCCTTGCCGTACCAGTCGTTCTCCTTGGTTCGCTTCTCGTAAGGAACATAGTAGCCGAGCTTTTCCAGAAAGTCGTACCAGAGCCGACCACCGCTGTCGGTGCTGGCAACATCTACCGTGGTGATGACCTCACCACAATGAGGGCAACGGACATCTCTGCGTTCCATGACCGTAATATCAAGACCCACTTTCCAACACCTCCTGAGCCATTCTCACCAGCTCGACCAAATCATAGAACCGCCGAGGGTCTAACCCGGTCTGCTGCTTCACCTTGTTCAAGTGATAGAGAACCGTGTTTCTGTGTGTGAAAATAGCACGAGCAACATCAGTGACATTCATGTTATGATTTGCCATCGCCACAACGATGTGAGCGTCTTCCTTATTCATGGTCGATCTCCTTTCGCAGCTCGTCATAGAGTTCCGAAAAGCGGCGGTTCCAGTGGCGCAGTCGCCAGAGGAATAGACAGCCTACAACAATCCATTCAACGGCGGCGATAGTTGTCAGAATGTCACTCATGTCCTATGCTCCTTTCTCGCAAAGCGGTTGAGTAACACGCTCACGGTGAGCTGACCAATCCTGTTCACATAGGGGCAGTTGAAGCGATCAGGGTGGGGAACGCTGTTGCCAAGGTCGATGACCAGATCACGAGTGTTGTAGGAAATGTCCTTCGTGATAGTCGGCGTGGCGTAGATTACCACATCACGGTTCATCGTGGCCTGCAAGAGACTCTTGGTTTTGGAGTGCGCCACCGTCACAGTTGCGTTACCGAGGGTGAGGTACTTTGCCAAATTCTGAACGGCGTGACCCCTGCCTACAATGGTAATGTCCTTAGCATGAACCAAGTCCAACGCAAGAAGGAGCGCCAAAGTTGCCTGAGACACCGATGACATTCCCTGTGAGTAGGAGTGGTCAATGTCAACCTCGGCGGTGAGCTTAATGTCAGACGGGACAGTTTCTCTGTCCACTACCACGGCCTTGTACGGAGGGCAGGGGTATTGAGTGAGGTCACAGTCAATACCCAACAGGTCAGCCTTGCGCTTGACCGCTTTCAGAAATACGCTCTCATAGGAACCCAGCAACAGCAGTCTGCCGGTAGGGTGAAAGCGGGTGGTTTCCTCGTCCAAGGCGGCAGAAAGCGTTTTGATTTGCTCCATTACATCATTCATAATGCTTCTCCTTTCTTTCAAAGTCATGGAGGGAAATCATCTTTTCACGGGTGAGTTTGTCAACCACTCGACCGATCTCAGAGTAGCCGCAGACCGCCGCCAGCCGTTCAAGGTTGCCCTTGGTCTGTGCTGTGACCACGATGGAAATGCGGCGGAGGTTCTTTTTCTCAGTCTTCATCGCTTTCCTCCGTGAACAC